TTTACGGAGAACTTGCAGAGTTTGTTGGTCATAAGGAACTTGATGCAGTCATAAATTGTACTGCTGATGCTATAAGATTTTTAGTTAGTAATTTTCCAAAACTAGAAGCACACATGGCTAATCGTTATTATCAAGTTTTAGTTGATGATTACGAGATAACTCAAGATGAAATTCATCATCCTATAGGACAATCTGATATTAGTATTGTTCCAGTTATAACTGGTTCTGGTGGTAATACTGGTAAGTTTTTATTAGGAGCAGCCTTAATTGGTGTTGGAATTGTTTCTGGTGGTACTGGTTTCGCATTAAATTCTACTCAAGGCTTTGGATTCTTTGGAGGTGGACTTGCAGCTAAAGCAGCTAATGTAGGAGTTGGACTTGTATTAATGGGTGTGAGCAATATGTTATTTCCACAGCCAAAGCCAAAAGATTTTAATGATGAACAAGATCCCAGAATATCATTTAGTTTTTCTGGGGTGCAAAATACATCACGTGCAGGAACTAGCCATCCTATCGTTTACGGAGAAATTATTACTGGTTCAGTTGTAATATCAGCAGGTATTGACACTCATCAAGTATCGGCATGACGAAAAAAATTATTAAAGGATCAGGAGGTGCGCCCCCTACACCTCCACCCCCATTCAAAGCACCAGATACATTAAATAGCAGACAGTTTGCATCAATACAGGATCTTATCTCTGAAGGAGAGATAGAAGGTTTTGCAACACCTTCAAAAGCTAATATTAGTAAGAGTGATGCATCCTATAACAAGGCTGCTTTAAAGGATGTCTTTTTAGATGATACTCCTATATTAAATGCAAGTGCTAGTAATACAAATCCACAAACAGCAGACTTTAATTTTCAAAATGTAGGGTTCACTCCTCGTTTTGGCACATCAAATCAAAGTCATATACCAGGCATTGAGGGAAGTCAATCTACTTCTTCTGTAGGTATTACAGTTACAAACTCTAGTCCTGTTACTCGTCAGATAACAAATACTGCTGTTGATGCTGCTAAAGTTACGATTACATTTCCACAACTTCAAAAAGCAACAGATCAAGGTGATTTATTAGGTTCTTCTGTAAATCTAAAAATACAAGTTCAATATAATAGTGGTGGCTTCTCAGATGTAATAAATGACACTATTACAGGTAGGACTTCTGATGCATATCAGAAAGAATATCGTGTTTCATTTACAGGCTCTTTCCCCGTTGATATAAGAGTTGTAAGAGTTACAGCAGATAGTAGTTCGACTCAACTTATTGATGCTTTTACATGGACAAGTATTACTGAAATAGTAGATGATAAACAAACTTATCCTAATAGTGCTTATACAAATCTAAGAATAGATTCTGAGCAGTTCAGTTCTATACCAAAAAGATCTTTTCGTATTCGTGGAGTAAAGGTAAGAATCCCAGGTGCAGGTGCTTCCAGTTCTGGTACACCAAGTATTAATAATGCTACTGGAAGAATAATATACCCTAATGGCTACATATTTAATGGAACAATGGGTGCTGCAGTATGGTGCTCATGCCCCGCAATGATATTGCTTGATTTACTTACAACTGAAAGATATGGATTTGGTACACACATTACAGATAGTAATTTAGATCTATTTAGCTTTGTAGCAGCTAGTAGATATGCAAATGAATTAGTAAATGATGGATTTGGAGGCCAAGAGGCTAGATTTAGTTGCAATGTAAATATACAGGGATCAAGTGAAGCTTTTGATTTAATAAATGAATTAGCAGGAGTAATGAGATGTTTTCCTATTTGGTCAGAAGGTTCTGTCACTATTTCACAAGATAGACCTACTGATCCAAGTTACTTGTTTAGCTTGGCAAACGTAGGTGAGGGTGGATTTAGTTACTCAGGTAGTAGTTTAAAACAAAGACATACAGTTATAAGTGTTAGCTATTTTAATATGGAAAGCAGAGAGATAGACTATGAAGTTGTAGAAGATACGTCTGCTCAAAATAAACTAGGAATAATTAAGAAAGATGTAAAAGCATTTGCTTGCACTTCTCGTGGGCAAGCTGCAAGACTTGGGAAAGCAATACTTTTCAGTGAGCAACAAGAAACTGAGGTAGTAAGCTTTACTACATCATTAGATGCGGGAGCAATTGTAAGACCAGGATCTGTTATTTCTATTAATGATCCAGTAAGAGGAGGAGAACGCAGAAGTGGTCGTATAAAATCCGCTACAACCACTGCTATAACAGTGGATAATGTTAAAGATCTAAATACATTTACAGGTACAAATAAAAAATGTAGTGTGATATTGCCTAATGGCACAGTTGAAACTAAAAACGTAACTGGAATTATTGGTAGTGTAATTACATTAGATTCAGCTTTATCTGCAACACCTAATGCAAATGCTATATGGTTACTACAAAGTTCTAATTTAGAGGCACAGACTTTTAGAGTTATAACAGTTGAAGAAAAAGATGATATTAATTTTGAAATTACAGCATTAACTTATCTTGATGGTAAATATAACAATATAGAACAAGGTATAAGTTTACCTTCAAGAAATATTTCCCTTTTAAACGAACCAAAAGATCCACCAGCAAACTTACAGGCTTCAGAAAGAATTGTTGTTGTAAATGCTCTTGCACTTACTAAATTAATTTTATCTTGGGTTTCTGTTACAGGTGTTAGTCAATATCTTGTTCAGTATAGATTTAATAATACAAACTGGGTAAACGAAGTTGTATTTAGACCTGATTTCGAGATATTAAACACTCAGGCTGGAACTTATGAGTTTAGGGTTTTTTCTTATAATGCTGCTCTTAAATTGTCAGCTACATCTAGTGATATAACTTTCAATGCAGTTGGCAAAACAGATCCACCTAGTAATGTTCAAAATCTATCTATAGAGCCAATTACTAATAAATTGGTAAGACTAAGATGGACACAATCTGTAGATCCTGATGTTCTTCATGGAGGACGAGTTTATGTGAGGCACAGTAATCTTACGGATGGAAGCGGTACGTTTCAAAACTCAGTCGATCTTGTTACTGCGTTAGCTGGTAATACTACAGATGTTGTTGTACCTTCTTTGGAAGGAGAATATATTCTTAAATTTCAAGATGACCAAGGAAATTTCAGTGTTGGAGAGACTTCTATAATTCAAGATTTACCTGATCTCATAGATACTCAGGTAATATTACAAGATAGAGAAGATTTAGATAATCCTCCATTTCAAGGTGCAGATACTAATACAACATTTAATAATTCAACAAGTGCTTTGCAACTTACAAATCCAGCTACAAACAAAACAGGAGAATATGCTTTTAAAGATATTTTAGATTTAGGTGCTGTATTTTCTCTTGATTTAAAAAGAGTTATACGTTCTGTTGGTTTCGTTATAGGAACAGATATAGAAACCTTGATTCCTAGTGGGTCTTTTTGGGATGATTATGCAACTAATGGTAATTTTGATGGTGCAGCAGCAGATGAAGCAAACTGTCAGATACAAGTAGCCACATCCCAGACAGCATCAGGTAGTTTTGGTGCATTTAATAACTTTGCAAACGGTACATTTAAAGGTCGTAGATTTAAATTTAAATTAATTCTTGAGACAACAAATGTTTCTCAAAATATGAACGTACAACAAGCGGGTTACACCGCAGAGTTTCAATCAAGAACAGAACAAAATTATCAGACAGGAGGTAGTACATCTACTGCACCGCAACAATCTGGAACATCATCTTCTGGTAAAACAGTGACATTTGGAACACCATTCTTTGTTGGTACTTCTTCTTTAGGAGGAGCAAATGCTTTTCTTCCTTCTATTGGAATTACTATTCAAAATGCACAGTCAGGTGATTTCTTTACTATTACAAATGTATCTGGTACGGCATTTACAGTAACAATTAAGAATGGTACAAGTTTTGTAGATAGATCTTTTACTTTTTCGGCTGTAGGATATGGTAAAGGAGTGTAATTACTGATTTATGGCACAAGTTTCCGATTTTAACGTAGCAAATGCATCAGGAGCTTCTGTCCGTAGTGACATAAATGCAATACTTGAAGCAATAAAGACTTGTAATAGTGGTGGTTCTGATCCGTCAAATCCAGAACAGTTTATGTTCTATGCAGATACAGCAGATAATAATAATTTAAAAATAAGAAACGCAGCAAATAACGCATTTACCACCATTGGTTCTGTTGACGAAGCAAATCTAGGTTTATTGCCTAGAGCAGGTGGCACAATGACAGGTCAGCTTTTAGGAGATGATGGATCAGGTGCTAGTAGCCCAGCCTATGCATTTGATAACGATACAGATACAGGAATGTTTAGATCGGGTGCTAACACCATAGGATTTGCAACTGCTGGTACAGCAAGAGTTTCCATCAGTAATGCTGGTCTTGATATGACTAATGCTTTACCTATAAGATTTCAAGATTCAAGTGGTTCTCCTTTTGTTTCATTAAAGTCACCTAGTTCATTGTCTGGGAATGTAAGTTTGACACTACCTCCAAGTATTGTTAATGGTGGTTTTATGCAGACTGATGGTTCTGGTAATTTATCTTTTCAAGTTGTTGCAGGTGTACCAAGTGGAGCAGTATTTTGTATCGCTGTAGCTTCCGTACCTTCTGGTTATTTAGAATGTAATGGTCAATCGGTGAGTAGAACAACATTTGCTGCTTTATTTGCTGTTATAGGAACACAATATGGCAATCAAAATAGTACTACCTTTAGAGTACCAGATTTAAGAGGTGAGTTTATAAGAGGTTTTGATAATGGTAGGGGTGTAGATAATAATAGAAATATTGGTAGTAATCAAGGATCTCAGCACCCTCAACACAATCACGCTGTGAGTGCGTCATCAAGTTCAAGTGTTTCTGATCCTGGTCACTTTCATAATTTACTATACGATAATGGGTCTTTTGGTGGCTCGTCTGGTGCTGTTACTCCTAGAGGTGGCAATACTCCATCAAATCCAGGGATTAACAACAGAATATCCTCAAAAACAACAGGGGTTTCTGTCTCAACTTCTACAAGCATTAGTCAAAGTAATCGAGGTGGAACATCAAACAGTTCTGAAACTAGACCACGAAACATAGCTATGATGTACGTAATAAAAGTTTAATTATGGCAATTCAACCAGGCACATATAATATGACTGTTCAGAGAAGATCAGATCATAGTATTCAAATAATTTTCAAAGATGGTAGTAATAATCCAATAAATTTAACTGGTTTTACTGTTAATGCTCAAGTTTGGGAAGAAACACGTACAACAAAATATGCTGATTTCGCAGTTGCATATACAAACAGAGCAACTGGAACGATAGATATATCACTAACTGATACACAAACCGCAACTTTTGGTATTCCTAAATTAAAATATGATGTATTACTGACTAATCCTTCTGGCTTAAAAGAGTATTATTTAGAAGGAGACATTTTAATGAGTGAGGGTTACACTACATGACTTCAGTTAACATTAATACGACTAAGAATCAAGTTACAGTTAATGAAGGTGATACTACTGTTGTTACTGTTGCAACGCAAGGTACTCAAGGCCCTGGTTTTGATTTAGTTTTAGATCATAGTGCAAAAGTTGATAATTCAGTTATGTACTATCAGCAAAGTAGTGGTAAGGTTATATTAGATAATAATGTCACTACCCTTAAACTCGTAGACGGAGGAAATTTCTGACATGGCTAACACGATCAGAATTAAAAGATCCACAGGATCATCAGCACCAACTAGTTTAGAAAATGCTGAATTAGCTTTTGCTGAAGGTAGTAAGAAATTATTTGTGGGAGTGGGCACAGGGGGGTCGGGAGGTTCTGCTACAACTATTGAGCCTATTGGTGGATCTGGTAGTTTTGCAGACTTATTTACAAGTAGAACTCAGAATACATTTTTAGCTGCTCCAAACGGAAGTAACGGTGCTGCTACATTTAGAGCTATGGTTGCTGCTGATGTTCCTTCCTTAGCTCATACCAAGATAAGTGACTTTGATACAGGTGTTAGAACAAATAGACTAGATCAGATGGCTGCACCAACTGGTTCAGTTTCTTTAAATAGTCAAACAATTACAAACCTAGCTGATCCTGTAAATACGCAAGATGCTGCAACCCGTGGCTTCGTTGAAGCTACTTCTCAAGGATTAGATGTTAAAGATTCTGTAAAAGTAGCGACAACAGGAAATATTACAATATCTACTGCTCTTAATAGTGGAGATTCAATAGATGGAATAACACTAGCTGATAATGATCGTGTTTTAGTCAAAGATCAGTCAACAGCAAGTCAAAATGGTATTTATATTGTTGGTTCATCGCCTAGTAGATCTTCAGATTTAGCTTCTGGTGCGGACGCAGCGGGAATGTTCACCTTCGTAGAACAAGGCACAGTTAATGCTGATAATGGGTTCGTCTGCACCAGTAATAAAGGATCAGCAGTTGTTGGTACGAATAATCTTACTTTTGCTCAGTTCTCAGGTGCGGGGCAAATAACAGCAGGTAATGGTTTAGATAAGTCTGGTAACACTTTATCTGTTGATCTAAAAGCTAATGGTGGACTTGTTATTCAATCAACCGAAGTAGCTGTAGACTTAGCTGCTAGTGCGATAACTGGTACTTTAGCCATTGCAGATGGAGGAACAGGAGCAGTTACAGCTTCTAATGCAAGGTCAAATTTAGGATTAGTAATAGGAACGAATGTCGAGCCACACTCTGACAAACTGACAGAGCTTGCCACTATGGGTCAGACAACAGCTAGTGCATTGGCTGATCTCACTTCTACAGAAGTTGCAATTTTAGATGGAGCAACTGTTTCTACTGCTGAATTAAATATTTTAGACGGAGGAACGTCAGCTACTTCTACAACTTTGGCTGCTACTGACAGATTAGTTACAAATGATAATGGAACAATGGTTCAAGTTGCATTATCAGATCTTGTTACGTTTTTAGAAAATGAAAGTGTATCAGGTTTCAATATAGATGGAGGAACATACTAAAAAACTACTAAGAAGATTTTAAAATGGCTAATCAAATTTTATTAAAAAGAGCTTCTGGTAGTGATCCAACCGCAAGTGATTTATCACTTGGAGAAATAGCAATTAGAACTGATAATGGAAAATTATTTACGAAAAAAGATAATGGTACTGTTGCAGAAATAAGTGGTGCAGGAGGTGGAAATAACTTTTCAATAAATACACTTAGTTCATCTTCTAGCTCTGGTGGAGGTAGTGCTTCTTTTAATGGAACTGCAACAAGATTTACTTTAAGTAATCCACCAAATATAGCTGCACAACTCTTAGTATCTATTAATGGTGTTATACAAAAACCAAACACAGGTACAAGTCCAAGTGAGGGATTTGCAGTAGATGGAAATGATATTATTTTTTCGTCTGCACCTGCTAGTGGAGCAGACTTTTTTATTCTCACTTATGCATCTTTAGCAATAGCAGAGCCATCAGACAATACTGTTACTAGTGCAAAAATAGTTGATGGAGCGATTGTAAATGCTGACATAAATGCAAGTGCAGCGATAGCTGGAACGAAGATTTCTCCTAACTTTGGATCTCAAGATATTACTGGATCGAAATTAACTATAAACTCTACAACT